AAATTTTAGATATGTTTGATTTACCAAAAATAGCTTCACCAATATCATTATATTGTGATAGTTCAGTAGTCAATCCTTTGATATCAGCCTTTTCATCTACCTCACCATATTTTTCTTTCACTATTTTAGATAGACTCATAGTATCAGTAAATGCAGGTCGTGAAACTACTCCACCAACCACACCACTAAAATTTTCTTTTAGTAATTCTTTTAACTTTATTTTTTTAGACATACCTAATCCTCTGTTTTAATATAAATATATACTTATTAAATTTTTTACAAACTAGTATACATACCAGTATGTTTTGTAAACATCTTTTGTAGTTGGTCAGCGTAAACACCTTTTACTTTAGATTTTACCTTAACTCCTCTTACAGACACAAAGTTAAAATACATATCGTATAAATCCTTACCCCTATCCAAATCTATTCTTACGTAATTTACGTTCTTAGCATTTTTACCAATCTTAAAACCCATTCCCTTTGGCCCAACTGCAAAGTTTTTAGCACCTGTCATAGCGATAAAACGATTACCACCCAACTGTTTTAAAGTCTCACCCGCCTGTCTCTTATCCATTCTTTCATTTATGGATTCATTGACATCACTCTTACCAGTTAGTTTGTATCCTAACTGTTCTCCATTTTGTTTTCTAGTTTTTTCAAATTTAACTTTTTTTTTACCTTTAAGTTCTCCACCAAAACCTTCAGTTGTACCACCAAACTGTCTTGCATAGAAATTAGCATCAGATTTAGATTGTTTTTTTGGTTCTTCTTTTTTCTTCTTTTTTGCTTTAGATAACATAGCTTTTGCTCTGTCTTTTATTCTACTAATGATACCCTTTGCTTGTTTGTGTTGAGGATGACTTTTATTAGATAATGCTGTTTTGACTTTTACCTTTTTACCACCACCTGCAGAAAGTTCTTTTTCTTTTGCTCTTGCCATAGCTGCTCTTACACCAGCTGCGATAGCCGCTGGATTTTCAAAAAGTTTATTTTCACTTTTTACCTTATTAGGTAAACCTTTATGTTTAGTAGAAGCATATTTCTTCACGTCTTTTCCTTTCATACTTTTTGCAACATCTTTAGCTTTTTTTGAAAACTTAGATGCTGGAGCATCACCTTTTTGTATTGCTCTAACAATACCCATAAATTTTTGTTGTTTTTTAGATACTGATGGCATTACTTTAATTTTTTCGTTAGTTTAGCTGCTTCTCTCATAAAGTTAGTTACATTATCTTTATAAAGTTTTTTTAATTGTTTTGCAATCTCACGATTTTCTGGTCTTGCATCTCTAAGAAAAGCTTGTTCTAATTTAAACATTTTATCTCTAAATCCACCTTCAAGTTTTGCAAGAGATTGAAATTTTTTCTTTGCTCTATTTTTATCTTCAATACTTTCAGTAATAGAACAACAGTCACCACCACACTCACAACTATGTTTACGAAATTCGTACCAAGTGTTCATCATTTTTGTATAATTTGGCACTTAACTTCCTCTCATTATGTCATTTATGATTGATTCTACTTTACAGTAATCTCCACAAGTTCTTCCAACTATTTTAGACTCATTTATTGATTCATTGGTTGGATGTAAAAAAGCACCATGTGTAGATGGATTGGAAACAAAATCAAAAGCAATCAATTCAAAATCATCTTGTACTTTTTGTGCATCTCCTTCATTTACAGTTTCAACTGAACCCATACCACGAGAACTGATACCCAACTTAATACCACTCTTAAATAATTCTTTTAATATATTACCACTTGGTGTTCCAAGAACTTCAACTGTACCTAATAAATTGTCACCTTCCCAATGCATTTCCTTGACATTGTGAGAAACATTTTGTAAATTTACTACTGATGATTCAGGATGGTCTAACTCACCCATTGCTCTTCTTTGTTTTATAAACTCAGTCGTATATTTATCTGCTTCTCTCTCTAATATTTCACGAGGATAGATTCTACCATTTTGGTTTTTAGCTTCTGCTCTTTGTAAAACTCCTTTTACAATCAACTTACCACTATTTTCTTTCATGGATTCGTTTATTTGTTCTGGTTTTACCTCAAAAGGTAAATAATCTACTATTAGTTGTTTCATTTATCTCTTCCCATCATTATTTCGTGTTTAAGACTTTCCAATTGTTCTATCCATTGTCCAAGTCTCTTTAACATATAATTCTTATCTACATCTTTATTTTGTATTTCTACTTGCCATCTTTTTAACAATGTAGCAATACTAAAAAGAGTATCCATATAGGATTTCTTTTTATCTTCAAAAGGCATCTCTAAACCTACTGTAGTTGACCGACCTTGTTCGCTAACTTTACTAACCTTTCGCTAATCTTGTTTAGAGCCTTATGTGTATTTTTCCAATATGACCTAGAATCAACATTCAATTCATTTTTAAGACGAACATTCATCTTTACTAATTTATCTAAATTATTTAGACTATCTCTAATCTCTCTCATAGAACGACCTATCTTTTGTTTTGGTGACAAAGTATCATCGTTTCTATAGTCGTGATATCTACCTTCATTTACCTTTGAGTATCCACTAGCTTGAGTTATTTTTTTCTCTTTCTCTTTGTCCTTCTTTTTACCACTTCTAAATGCATAAGGAGTTTTGGGTGGACCTGCTCCACCATCAATAGAACCAGTAACAGAAACTTCTTCTAGTTCTTGTCTGATTAACTCTCTGATAATCTCTTTGAGTTTATCCCTTGTGGACATTCTTAATCTCCTTAATAAGTTCATAGTATCTCATTAAAGTTAAAACTTGTTTTTCATTAACAACTTTACCTTTTGTCAAGTTTTTAACTTGATTTATGGCTTCTGTTAATTTAATATTTGTAATCTTATCATTTACATTTGGTAGATGACTTTTTAATTCTTTTTTAATTTTTACAACCTCGGTATCAACATACTCTCTTAAAGAATTTGTATTACTAATATTATTTATATAGTTTTTTAGTAATCTCTTTTGTGATTCGTTCAAGTTTTTATATTTAGAATTAAATTTATCTACAAGTATTTGATAAGCAAGAAGTCTTAAATCTTTGTCTTCTTTGTTGTATTCCTTTAATACCTTTTCTTTTATTTGTTTTTCATCTACTTTTTTATGAGTGATGTGTTCTAACACGGTAAATCTAGAATTGACTATGTGGTCAGCTTTAAATTTTTCACTTGTAGTTTCTGATTGGAATACGTTATATATGGATGCTAATATTCTATAGTTAGGGATACGACCATTAAAGAAATCTGTTACGTTGTAATTTTCTTTAATAGAACTTATTAAATTATACTTTTCTCTGCGTAGATTAGAGTTATTAAGTTTTTGACGTTGTTTAATTACAACATTCAATAAATCATTAGCTTTTACCTCTGATGTATAATTTTTTTCAGAAAGTAACTTGTAAAGTTCAAGCTCTTTTCCTAATTCAGTATTTTCATTAAAATACTTTTTTAAGATTCCAACTGATTTGGTTGATTTTCCAGCCAAAACATCAGCAGTTATCTGTCTTGTCAATAATTCGAAGAGAATACCGGTATTCTTAATCTTCGAGTGTTTTAGTTTTCGAGCCATTACAAATTACTCCATATGTATATATATTTACTCATAAATAAATATAAAGTTAAACAATAATTAATCATTTGATTTACCATTACTGAAAGAACTTACTTCGTTTTTGTACTCTTCTTCCAATTCTGACACTTCAGTTATGATTTCTCTCTCTTTTTTATTAAAAGTCATCGATTTTTTGAGAGAATCATAGTGAGCTAACGCTAAAGCTTTACCGTATTTAGGGGAACTACTTCCACCTTTTTTCTTATCATGTGAACCTAACGGGTCTCTTCCTCTGATACCACTATCTTTTCCATACTTGTTAGGTTCCTTTGGTCTTCCAGCACCTTCAAATCCACCCTCTGGTGCACCACCTTCATCTCCTAACTCATGACCACTTCTACCCATCGCTAAATCAGATGGTGTACCTTGTGATTCACCACTTTTAGCAGGATCATTACCTTCTGCTTCAATTTGTTGTCTTCTAAATTTTGTTTTATAATCAAATGTAATTTGTTCATCCATTTCTTTGATTTCATCTTCGGTAAAATTAAATATATTTTTATAAATCCATTCTGAAGAAACCAACCCATCTCTTACCATTGACTCCGCTAGAGAAGTTTTATTATTCCACAGTTCAATCTTTTCTTGTTCATAAATTGTAGATGGATTTGTGAGAGTTAATTCAAAATTAGTTAACTCTGAGTCTTGATATCCTTGTGCATATAAATGAACAATTGCAATTTTTGTTAATTCGGAAAGAGTTATTCTCTGTATTCGTTCTATTGTTCTAGCAAAACGAACATCCTCAGCAGCCAATGTAGCCTTTGAACCGATTTGGTCTTCATATCCTAAAAAGGCTTTTGGAATCCTAAGAGCAGATAGTAATTTATTTTTAAGATATTCAATATCTTCTGTAGCTTCATAAGTCAAACCTGGAAGAGATTCGATATTTGTACCACTATCACCACCTCGAACTGGTAAGAAAAAATCTTCGGTAATATTTTGCATATTATATTTTAAATTATAATCACCAGTAGTTTCATCCACAACAGGAGCTTTTTTCATTTTATTAATAACTTGTTGCATATAATTATCAACTTCTGATGGTGGTATATTACCTATATCTAATTTAAATATTCTTTTTTCAGGTGCTCTCATAATTCTATGTATTAACATAGCATCTTCCATAAGAGTTAATTGTTTATATATCTTACGACCACCCTCTATTTGTGATTTACCATAAGGTAAATAGTTAGAGTCTGATAGTAATCTAAAGTGAGCTACTTCATAATTTTCTAATTCTTGTTTTGTAGCAGACTGTTCTTGTTTAAAGCGGTGTTCTGTTGTAGATGACTCTATTAAGAATTTAACATATTCAGGATTTTCAGGATCTAATCCTTCTAACCTAGACACATCGTAAACAGGAAGAGGAATTACATTTGTAATACCATACTTTTCGTGAATCTCTAATTTTAAAAAGAAATCACCATACTTACACATATTACGAATCCACGGCCATAAATTAAATTCAATGTTTACAATGTCGTAAAAAAGATTGTGTAATATTTCTTTTACTTGGTCATTGTCTGTGTTAATTTGTAGTACTTCACCATATTCAGATTTCATTGTAGACTCATCAGCGTATATATCAAGAGCAGATGAAATGATAGCGTCAGAATCCATTGACTCATAATCTTTAAATAAATTAAGTCTCATGGATTTGGTCATTAATGCATCTGAATACCCACTTAAACCTGCACCTGTAAATATCTTTTGATATCTATCTACTAAATTACTTTTAGAAATAGATTGTGTACGACTAGTATCACTAATCTTTAGTTTTCGACCACCAACGTTTCTAACAATAACGTTAGTTGAAAATAGTCTTTGTAGTCTACTGAATAAACTTGTATCAGCCATTTTATACCTCTATATTATAATAACCAATCTAATGATTCTTTTTGTTTATTTATTTCTATTGTCCAAGAATCATTTTGGTTATTTGTTGGTGTATAAACACCTTGATTAGATGTTATACTGTTCATTGCTTTTTTCTGTAACTGTATACCCTCAGAACGTAATCTTAATGCAGTTTCTCGTATCCATAGTCCCATAGCGTAAGACATTACTAAATCATCATTATATCCTGTCATTGCTTCTGCCCTGCTACCATTATATATAAATACAAACAACTCGTCAATTAATCTATTTGAGCGTACAGTTACTAACTTTTCTCTAAAAAATTCTTCTAATTTTGCCACAACAAGTGGTCTAGTCTTTTGTGTTAATGTAAATCCAGGAATAAGTTGTTTTTCTGCTCTGTTGATTTTATTATTAATTTGTCTATGTACATCAACCACTTGTAAATCTTTACTCATGTAAAATAAATTTTCATACTCCCTATCAATACATTGTTGTAGAGTAGCCCAACCAATATTATTGTTTTCAATAACTAGTAAAGCTTGATTATATTCAATAGAAATGTTTACTAGTAAGTTTCCAAAGTCTCTTGTAGACATTCTACCTTTATATTCAGCAACTTGTTCTAAACTTTCTATATCTATAATATGAAAAGCTGAGTAATCTGTTGCATCACCACGACTTACATCAGCACACACTATATAATCTTTCGTATAATTTGGTGGTTCCCATATCCAAACATTACTATCTATACCTCTTTTTTCAATCGGTTCTTTTACTTGTGTATTTTTATACTCTTCTAATATCAAACCATCAACAACAGATTGACCAGAGGTAATAAAGTCACAATCACATTCTTGTGCAGCTAATGAAGGTCCTAAAAGGGTATCTTGTTCATTTCTCCACTCATCTGCCCTATCAGGATGAACAGTCCAATGTAACTTAATAAAGTTAAAATCGTTTAGTCCGTCTTCAGCGTCCATCCAAGTTCTATGAAACCAATTACCGACACCATTTGGTGTAGATAGTGCTACACATTGACCACCAGTAGATAGAGTCTGTGAAGCTGCAGCCCATATTCCATCAATTTTATCAATGAATGCCGCCTCATCGAGTAC